TGAAATATAAACACTATATTTGGTGGAGTTAGATGCCAAGCATATTGCATATTCATTATTTCCACCCTCAAGATAAACAGGTGCCTTAAACTCAAATGTGGTTGCTACCGATCCATCTGCCGAGGTCTGAACATCACCCGGATCCAAGACAATTTCGGAGAAAGGAAGGACTTTTTGAGTTGGGAAGCCATTTTCCATGGTTCTCAGTTGGAATACAACTGGAATATCCATGTCATCTTTGGATCTAAAGAACACCTCACATTTAGTTAAGAATACACCAGTGTCATCCTCTACCAAGAAAGATTGTGCAAGTGGGTCATACCATCCGATAGTTCTTTCTGATGAAGACTGACCTATTACTCTACTTGAAACAACTTGAGTTCCAAGAGTTCTATTAACGTTTCTTTCTTCAAACTCCTGCTTTTGTTCAATTCTTGCATTTCTAATAGAAATAATATTTTCTTGAACAGTTTCAAGAGTTCCAGCAGCAGTATATGCTTCTTCAGCAACAGTGGTTGCTGCATTTTGATCATTATCAATATCATTAACTAAAGTGAATACTTTTGTTCCAGTCTCAAACTTGGGATGATTGATATTATTTGGATCTGGAATATAAAAACTTCCGATTAAAGTCGCAGAAAGATCAGAGACAAGTCTCAAATTGGTAATTGTTGCTTGTGCCCCACTAGTTTGCCCTGTAAGAACCATTCCAGACTCAACCCATCCATAATATTGCCCCTGAGGTTCATTTGAGAGAGAAAAAGTATCGATATTTAAAAGTGTTGAAGTTGATGAATAATTTGCAGGGAGAACTGTTCCATTATATGGATTTTCTGGGAAAGTTATTGTTGGAGAATCATATGGACCTTCCCTATGATTTGACTGAGCAACTCTAAAAGTTATACTTGGTGTTGTATTAGTCGTATTTTGATTCAATCCTGTTCTAATTACAGTTCCTTCCACAGTTTCTCCAACTTGGAATGTTCCATTTGTCATGGAAATTTCAAGTAGTTTTGGAACACAATATTTTGTAACATCATTTCCATCAAAAAATGCATATAATCTAGTAAGAGGTTTAACTCTCTTAGAAACAAATTGAATGTTTCTAGATCTCATATTTGCAATAATATCTCTACTTACAACTCTATCTCCAACGGAAGTTCTCTCAAAATCTTCAACAATAATTGTTCTCAATCCATTTCTAGATTCTACTCCATTTTGAACTGTTGTTTTAAGTTGCTCTTCGATTGTTGTTGTAGTAGTCCTTTCAACTCTTTCTGCAGGACCTCCAGATCCACCATTGATCCATCCACCTCTACCAAAAGTTGTTGAGTTGGACTCTGTTCTAGTTCTTGTGCTTGTCGTAACATCAGTGCCTGTCCAGTTTGTTGTCCAGGAATCCCAAACAATAGGAGCAAATCCAGTTTGAGGATCAACATTTAATGTTCTAGCAGCATCAGCCATTGTTTCTGCATAATTACCCTCAGCCTGAATGACTTTAGCAGTAAGTCTTGTAGTGTCAACCCAGTTGTCAGATGAAGGAGTTAACTCAAGAGTTCCCTGCCAGAAACTGATTAGAAAAGGAGTTACACTTTCACTTCTTGTTGCAAAAGATTGTTTTAACCATTCAACTTCAGCATAATCTAAAGTAATAACATCATTTTGTTTTCTTACATTATTTCCTTCAACAGGCGCAAATGCAAGATCATCATTTGGATCTATGTTTACAACTGGTCCTGGAATCAGATCTACAGAGTTTGTATAATGTTTTGGTCTAAGTTCTTTGCGTTTTCTATCAATACTATTATTGAATGGAACAAGACTATCTTGAGGTTTGAATGAATTGAAGTTATCAACAAAGAAACCAGATTTAAACCTATTCAATCCATCTGCATCAGGAACAAAAAGATTTGCAGTGTTTGTTTCTAACAATGATAAGGAAGTATAATACTCTAAATTTTTGATTCTATTTTCGAGTTGCTTGATATCGATCATACGATATCTCTTGTGCTCTAAAAATTCTATTACTGCTTGACTATTATTATACAGATATGGAGGAAGAGAAATAGTTGCTATTTCCAGAGCATCATCTACATGAACAGGTTTTTCTGGTTTATCCGATGGAGTTCCATATTTCACTTGGAACTTTCCATCTTTTGTTAAGAAAACTCTATCAATCCTTCCCAAATAATAAGAAAAATCAATTAAAATAGACTCATTAGATGCTAAAATATTTGTTGAAGAATTTCCTGATTGATTAAATGATCTTCCTAAAAATTCTAATGGAGATCTAGATCCTGCTGAAGTCGTAAAGTTAGAAACTCTGGGACGAATATCAATAATATCGGAATTCTGAATACCATCAATTGCTTTAATCTCTCTAGCATAGTTGAAATTATTGTAAGAATTTACGGTTGTAATATCACCATCATCAGTTGAATCATAAAATCCGCTAGAAAAATATACTTTTAATTTTTTAGATGGTTCTTCAGAGTCAGTTTTTCTCTTAATAAATCCATAGTCATAAAAAGATTTCTCTTGTCCACTAGAAAATGTATAATTTGAAGAAATCTCAAAACTCAAAGAATTAATTGATGTTATTGTTCCGGTTACGTTTGAATTTTGGAAAGTAACAGTTTCACCTTCTCTAAATTCAATTTGATTTTTATATACAAATGAAACAACTGAATCGGAGTTCTTCTCTGCAAGAATTGCAACTGCACCACTTGCTTGACCAATCAACAGTTCTCCAAGAACAAGATCACTTGTAGTTGTAGTTGGACTATTCAGAGCAGCTAACGTCATCCTTGGAGCAGATGGATTAGAAGTATCTGCAGATTCAAAAATTCCGTGTATTTCAACAATATCTGGAACATTAAGTGAAATCATTTCATCTTGAACTCTTGTTCCATATGGATAGTTACCATAAGTTAAACCATCATTAAGTGTAGTTGCGCCAACACCAGAACCAGAGTATTTTGATTTATCAATGATAACTGAATTTACTTTGTTGATATTTTTTATTTTTGCTTTTGGTTTTGATTTTCTAAGAGTAGTGACTAATGTTGCGCCAGTATCATTTGATCCTAAATTACGAATCTGGCAAGTTGATCCAGAACCAAAATCAAATTTATCTGCAGTTAATACTTCAGTGTTTCCATCAGATCTTATTAAAGAATATCTGTTTGAAGCAAATGGCAGAAAAACTTCATTATCTCCAGCTGTTGGAAGAGTTCCAGTTGTAATTTGATTTCCCGAAATATTAACAGTAAAAGTTTTTCTTATGGTAAGATATGCATCCGTAAGATCAACATTTGAAATATTACCTTTCGGCAAACGAGTAAACAGTGTATTGTCTGTAGATTCCTCTAATCTAGTTGTAAGTATTCTTAAATCTGTTACATCTAAATTTGAACCTGGAAGTTCTCCACTAGTAACTCCAGTTACAGTTGTAACTCCAGAAACATTTATAGAGTTAGATGCGACACTAATGACCTTTGCTGTGATAGGATCTGCAGATCTTGATAAGTCACTATATCTTACTAAATCTCCAATCTTTACAAGAGTCCCTGGGAAAGATTCATTAGAACTTCTGATAGTGCTTACGCCACCAGAAAAAGCAGAAACTGTTGCAATACCAATTCTAGAAGAAACTGACTGAATTACATCAGCACTAAATGTATTAATTCCAATAACCCCGTTGGTTGTCCCATACAGAGACTTAACTTTTGATATTCCGTGTTCAGTAACCGCAATAGCGATTCTTCCATCTTCAATGCCATTAAAAATTAATTTTTCATTGGGAACAAAAGTTCCAGTCTTTTCGTATACAGTAAGCGCAACTCCTGCAGTTACACTATCTTTTAGAAATGCAGTTGCCCCACTATTTGCACCTTTAATAAAAGTTGGTGTAGATAATGTTGTTGCCTGATTTAAAGTAATATTTGTAAACGTTTGAATATCAAAAAGTGAAATGTCCCACTGATTAATATTTGAATTTGTAGAATCATAAGAACCAGAATTTAATCTAAAATCATAAACTCTAGCAAGACCAATTTCTTTTCCTGGGGCAGTTTCTGAGTTCAAACCAACCCTACTGTCTCTTAAACTTACAAAATAGGTATTTCCAATGCCTATAGTTGGTGTCCTATAAACACGGTTTATCTTTAAAGTAGCACCCGTATTGTAGATGAGTGCTTGATTTTCAATTGTTCTAGTTGTTCTTGGTTTTTCTACATCAATAAAAGTTGGGGACGTAGTTTCAATTTCATATCCACGAACAAATGCTTTTCCCGGAGAAATTTTGTAAATTGCTAGATCATCAGATGGAGTTCCTCCACTTGGAGTGAACTGACCAGCATTAAATAATCCTCTATTTCCTAAATTGTTATTTAAAGAGTTTACAATAGAAACATCAAATGGAGACACATAGTAATCTCCAGACTCTGCATAAGTTCTTCTTGCAAGAGTGTCCGTAATATCTTCATATCCAACTCCACCACCAAGAGTTCCTTTTGTAGAAGTTTTTGTTCTCAATACTCCATCAACAACAGTTGCGAGTTCAATGAAACTAGTATCATCAAAATCATCTAATGATTTTTTAAACAAACTAACTGAAATTTTTAGTCTATCTGCTCCAGGTGCAGAATAGTTATTGTATCCCTGGGAATTATCATTTAAACTTTCATCTAAATCTGCATTTATAATCTCCTCACTCACAAACAATCCTATTCTATAACTTGGATTACTTGTATATTGATCAAGAATCAAAGTTTCTTTATTGACGTTTATGAAGTTTCCTCTAATAAAATAAACACCATTTTCTATTTGGAAAGCCGATCCAGTTGCTGTTGCATTATTTGCAAGAGTCGTTGCAAAAGGAGCTCCTGCTTCAATAACAGAATTACCTAGAAGACCAGATGTAATCAATTCACTACAAATCAACTCTTCTCCATCAGAAAATATTTGAGTTGAATTGTTTTGAGTGCTAGAACCAAGATAACTGATATACAGTGTAAGATTCCCTCTTTCCGAATCTTCTGGTAACAAAATTGAATCTACATATGCAGTTACACCAGAAGTTTGTCCGGTAATTCTTGTTCCTTGTAACTGATCGGCATATGCAGATACTGGAACACCTTGATAATTATTGTTTAACTGGACGCAATAATAGAGTTGAGAGTATCCAGTATTTCCTGGAATTACTTTTGCTCCCTCTTTAAAAAAGTGTTGACCAAATTTTTCAATTTGGTTTTGCAGTATGGATTGTAAAGTCGTTAACTCTCTTGCCTGAACAGGATATCCTGGTTTAAATAATACTCTATGATAATCATTAGCAGGATCAAAATCGTCAAAGTATGGCGATACGTTGAGGTTAGTTTGTTGTGGCATAATTCTTTAGAACTGCAAAATGACTTTGATATCTTCTTTTTGGTTTGATGATCTAGTAATAGATGGTCTATTATCTACGTATATAATATTTCCAGAATATTTTCTCACTTCAGGATTTGCTAAACCACTAGAAAACTCTTGTCCAAGATAGTAGGTCCTATTATTTATTACTGTAGATATGCCCGAGAAGGATGTATCAATTGCCAGGTTTGAACCAGAAGATGGTACAATAGTCAAATTTCCACCAGTTCCTGGAGTGGCAGTAAACTCTTGCAATTCAAATCCATATGTTGGGTTTGTGATTCCAATACCTGCTGTTGTAAATCCAGCCATTGTTCTATCCTGCCAGTATTTCAAAACGGCAGTTGTCTGATCATAACTAATAACTCTACCAACAGCAGTTGTACCTGTTGAAATAGTTTGGGTTACAAAAGAATCTGCAGTAAAAGTTGCTGAACTATATCCAGTACCAGTCAATCTTAAAGCATAAACTGCACTAGCTTTATCTAAATCTAAAAGTGAGGAGTTTGTTTTTTGGGGATTTTCTACAATACCAACTCTAGCAATCTGATTTCCTGTAATAAAATCTGGATTAGAAATATCATTTTCAATTCTAGAGTACATTAAAACATTATATGCTCCAAGTTCTCTGTAAATATCAGCACCGTGTCCTCCTTTAGGAGAAATGATGACATTAAAAGTTGGTCTAGTAGTTCCTGTTGGAACCCCACCAGCAATTAAATCAACAGTTCCGTAGGTATAACCAGATCCCTGATTTGATATTGTTATTGACTCAACCTTTCTGTCGTTATTTGTAACAATAGTGCATTCTGCCCCAGTTCCATCTCCCTTAATAGGGACTCTAGTATATTGTGCCCCACCAATGGGTCCAATGGCAACTCCACGATTTGTGATTGTTACAATTTTAATAGAACCATCTACAGCATTATCTCTTACTGCAGCATTATCTGTGCTAGTTTCCCAATTTTGAGGAACTGGAATGAAATCAGTTGATTCAAATTTTACAATATCACTTGGTTTAATTGTGTAAAGATATTTCCAAATATATCCATCTCCACTACTACCTGCCGATCTTGGTTCTAAATCGGTAAATGTTGGTTCGTCTAAAGATGGTCTTCCATTGGGATTATCTGGATCTGTACCATTCTGGAGACAAGCATAAACTCTATAATCACTATTCAGAACATAATATGATGCAGAATAGAGATTAGTTGATCCAGAAATTTTTGCAGTGTTTGATCTACTATAATCGTGACGATACATATCATAAGTTGTTCCAGAGGACCATAATCTCTTGGTTACAACTTGCCTAATATCTGAAGAATTTATTTTCTTCAGAGCAATCATAGTATCCCAATACTTATTTTCCTCATTAAAATTATCTTTTGGTGATGGAGGGTTAGCATCCCAGTTAGACTGTTCATCTGTAGGATTTGGCAATCCTATAAATGAATAATATGAATTACTGGACGATATAACTCCATCAACAAAATTCTTCGCATTTAATATTCTAATTTGATCAGTTATGATTGCTGACATTTGATACTGGTTTTTTACTTATTTATTAAGTATTTTAGATGGTGTTAGGATAAACACTAATTGTATTTCCCATTCCCGAATGATTAGTGCATTGATAATATAATGTGTTTGGAGCATTGAAAGGAATTTCGAATCTTATGACGCCCGTTGCTGCTGCATTATTAGTAACACCATTACTATATGCTGCTCCACCATTAGAAACACGAATTTCAAAAGGATGAGCACCTCCAGAGTTGTTTACAAACTCATATACTCTACCTCTTGCAAGATATAAAACTGGATCATTTGTGGTTTGTGTAAATCCAATTCCAGTAAATGTATAATCAGATGTTCCATTAGCACCTAGAATCCATCTACCTACTGCCGTGTTTGATGTATCACCATAGTAAGTAACAATGCCTGATGATGCTGTGACAATACCTGTGACTGATATTCCATTGGAAGCAGTTTCAAATTTCTTAAAGTTATTATAATAAAGTTCTGTAGAAGAGTTTGGTTGTACTAAAAGTCCAGTATTAGTAACCGAAGAATCTTTTACGGTGAGACTATTAGACCATATTTGAACACCATTGGCACCCACATCTTGAAGTATGTTTCCATTAACACTTGAATGATAGATATAAAAATCACTACTATTGCCCATAATGATGCGAGGATATCCTCCATCACCATCCCCAAGTCTTA